CCAAGTGAATGAGCTGGCTCTTTTCGCAGGCGCTGGTGGCGGAATACTCGGAGGCAAACTCCTTGGCTGGCGCACCGTCTGCGCCGTCGAATACGACGCCTATGCCGCAAGCGTTCTTGTGGCGCGACAAAACGACGGATGCCTGGAGCCGTTTCCCGTCTGGGATGATGTGCGAACCTTTGATGGAAAGCCGTGGCGAGGAATTGTTGATGTCGTTTCGGGCGGGTTTCCTTGCACGGACATCAGCCTCGCCAAGCAAAATGCCGCAGGAATTGACGGAGAGGCGAGCGGGCTCTGGTCTGAAATGTCTAGGATTATTGGCGAAGTTAGACCGCGGCACGTTTTCGTGGAAAACAGTCCAGCCCTCACTTTTCGCGGAATCGAACGAGTTCTCAGTGACATGGCCAAGCTGGGGTATGATGCGAGATGGGGCGTGCTGGGAGCTTTCCATGCCGGGATGCCTCACCGGCGGCTTAGAATCTGGGTTGTTGCCGACTCCAAGAACGAGCGTTCACAAACAGCGGCGGTTTTACACGAGAAAAATCTACAAGGGCAATCTGGAAGAGTTGCCGATGGTTCAAGGCTACGAACACCTGATTGGGAAGTTTATCAACCCAGAATGGATGGAGTGGCTGATGGCATGGCCGATTGGGTGGGCCGCGCTCGCGCCATTGGCAACGGACAGGTTCCAGCAGTGGCTGCACTCGCATGGAATCTCCTCGCCCAAGACTGAGGAAAGGAAAGCAGCATGAAACGCACCCTAACCCTAACCGACACCACCTTTGATACCAGCATCCGCATGGTGGTTGGCGGCACGTTTGATGAAGCCGTGGCCGCAGGCGGCAAGCACTTGGGCGGCGAGATAGACTTCGATGGCGACAGCGGCGAGGCATACGGCTTCTGCGCCAACGGTGGCCGGACATCGTTCGTTTGGCTGGCGCGCTATCCAGAGCATAAGGGGCAGGAAGGCGCCATGGTGCATGAGCTTAACCATGCCGTTGACGGCTTGCTTCGGCATTTGGGCATCAAGGATGACGAGGCCAAGAGCTACTTCTTCCAGCACTACTACCGCCAAGCCCGCAAGAAACTCTCCAAAAAATGAACCGCACCCTCATAGACATCACCGGCTCGCCCAGCGACACCAACGAAATCAAGGCCATGCTCAAAGCCTGCAAAACGATGTGGCAGGAGGCCATGCGCCTGCGCAATGAGCAGTTGGCGAAGAAAGCCGCAAATTTTCACGCAGTTTTGCGGGATAAGAACAGCAAATGACAACGCCATCTGCGCAATGCGCTAACTGCAAATGGGCGCAAGAAAAAGAAGACCGATACGACCAAGTGCGGTGCTGCTGTGACGGGTCGCCAAACGCATGGGGCGATGTAGAGGCAACAGATTCATGCGAATGCTTTCAGCCAACCAGCAAATGAATATCCGTAGGGGACCATGTAGGAGGCTCATCCTCCGCAGGGGATTGCGGCGCGGAGTTGTGTCCGTGGTGATCATAGCCCCCCGCACCCGTAACCGCGTAAAAGCCGGGTGCCCCCTACCCTTTTGACCATGACAATCGAGCAACAAGTTCATTGGGCAATGGGCTGGATAGCTGGAATGCGCTCTAGGGACATGGTGCCGCCAGAAGATATTGGCAACTACTACGGCAACGCACCCTGCATCCCGCCCCAAGTCCTCGCCCCCATGATTGACCGCATCTACCTGCGCGCCGAGGCACAGGCAGCTTTGGCCGATGAAATGAATCCTTCCAAACCATGAAACACAAAGTCACAGGCACCATGCTCATAGAGCGCGATGACGTAGAGCTAGAAGTCGAACTAGACGGCATGTATCACCCAGGCTCGCCCGATGTCTGGTATCTCAGCAACGGCGACCCAGGCTATCCCGGCGCCCCCGAGGAAGTGACGGACATTACGGCCACGCTCAACGGCGAGGAGATTGAGTTGACGGATCAGGAATACGAGCGCGCCGAGTCGTTGCTCATGGATTGGCGTTGTTCCTTGGCATGACCCCCGCAACCCTCACACCCGCCGAAGTCGCGTTCGCCCTGAGTGTCGCCACCCAGCGCCACAGCAGCAAGCCCGCGCACATTCGGGATTCGCGCATGGCGAAGGCGAGTGCGTTTGCCGTTCACTTCGCGGGCGTGGTGGGCGAGGTTCTGTTCCGCAAGGTTCACGGCGGCACGATCAACCAGACGGTGAACCCCATGGGCGACGGCCACGCCGCAGACGCCATCTTGCCCGATGGGCGCAAGGTCGAGGTCAAGACAAGCACATGGAGCGGGCCTGATGTGGAGTTGAAATTCTCGCCGGATGAGATTGATGCGGTTGAGCATTGCGCCCTAGTGCAAGTCAATCTGCCCGACAGCGGGAAGGTGTCAGCGGTTTACGACATGGGCGCCATTCGCCAGAGCCTTGTGCGCAAGGATTACGGGCATGGGCCGCGGTTTGTCTTTCGCCCAGCGGCACACAACGGCACACGCTGATGGAGACGCAACGCAGCAAGTTCCGCCCCACCGAACACCCGGTCATTCAATTGCCGGATGCGGATTTCCTTGCAGGGTTAAGCCCCGAGGAAGGTTGGCGCTTGCTGATGAAGCGCGAGGAGTTGATAAGCCGCGAGCGCAACGATCCTTTTCGCTACGGCTATCGTCCCGCGATATGGAGCAAGGCCACGGCGCTGCTGGAAAAGCACCGGGAGATTCTTGTCATGGGCGGAAACCGCAGCGGCAAGACCGAGTGGGCGGCGAGAGAGGTCATCGAACGCCTATACAACAAGCCCAATGCCGTGGCGTGGTGTTTTCAGACCACGGCCCCAAACAGCATTCAGATGCAACAGCCGCGCATCTGGAAGTATCTGCCGCCCGAGTGGCGCACGGCCAAGAAGGGGACGGTCACGAACATCACCTACAGCGTCAAGGGCGGGTTCACCGAGGGCGTGCTGGTGGCGCCGAACGGTTCACAGATCATCTTCCGCAACTACGCCCAAGACCCCAGCACGATTGAAGGCGGCGAGATTGACGTTGCTTGGTGCGACGAGCTTGTGCCCTTGGATGTCTTGGAAACATTGCGCTTCCGTCTGTTGGATCGTAACGGCGTGCTGATTACGACATTCACCCCGATTGAGGGTTACAGCCCCACCGTCAAAGACTACCTCCAGGGCGCCAAGACCATCGAGGAAGTCCCCGCCGAACTGCTCCCGAAGTTCAGTGAGGTTGACGGGGAGAAGCGTCAGTCAGGATGCGAGGGCGTGCCAATCGTCCAGCTTGGCCGGAACAACCGCCCCATCATCTACTTTCACACCAAGGAGAACCCATGGGCCGGATGGGAGCGCATGCAGCAAGAGCTTCGCAACGAGACGCGGGAGAAGATTCTCTGCCGCGCCTACGGCGTGCCGACGCGCAGCATCAACAACCGCTTCCCCCTGTTCAACGAGAAGGTCCATGTCATCAAGGCCAGTGAGGTTCCCGCCACCGGCACCCGCTACCAATTCATTGACCCATGCAGCGGCAGGAATTGGGCGATGATTTGGGCGCTCATGGACAGCGCGGGGCGCTGCTTCATCTACCGTGAATGGCCCTGCCCCGACGAATACATTGAAGGCGTTGGCTATCCCGGCATGTGGGCAGAACCCGATGGCAAGAAGGCGGACGGCAAGCAGGGGCCAGCGCAAAAGGACTTCGGCTTTGGCCTAGACCGCTACATCCAAGAGATCAAGCGAGTCGAGGGCGGCGAGAAAGTCTTTGAGCGGTGGATGGACAGCCGTTACGGCAACGCCCAGACCCTCGCCCGCGAGACGCCGACAACGCTCATTGAGGAAATGGCCGCGCTTGGCATGGACTTCACCGCGACCCCCGGCGACACGATTGATGAGGGCGTCAGCTTCATCAACGATTGGCTGCACTACGACACTGCCCGCCCGATTGATGCGCTGAACCAGCCCCGCCTTTACATCAGCGAGCGTTGCAAGAACGTTATCTACTGCCTCAAGGAGTGGACGGGGCAAGACGGCAACAAGGGCGCAACCAAGGACTTCGTTGACCTCTGCCGCTACCTTGTGCTTTCCGGCATCACCAACGTTGAGGGCGACATTCTCATGGCGCGTGGCGGAGGGAGTTACTGATTTATGGCAGGCAAAGGCGACAAACCAAGACCCGTGGACGGCGACAAATACCGCGCCAACTACGACAGCATATTCAAAAAGCATGAACCTGAAACACCACAAGACGCAGGAACCGCCGAGCCCGAACAAGCCGAACCGGCATGACATTGGCTTTGGCCTTGGCGCGTGTGGCGTATGCGAGCAATCGCAGGCGCCCATGGTCGGCTTTGACCAAGACCTTGGCACCATCTGCCGGGACTGTGAGCCGCATTTGCTTTCCGCTCTAAGCGCCATGTGGAAGGCGCTAAAGCGCGCCTAGAAACTGTAACCAACATCAAGCCATTAATTATGCCATTACGAATCACGCTTGAACTCATCCCAAGAGGCGATGAGGCAAAGAAACGAAAACTGGCCGTTGTTGACATTGAGAACGATTGCACCGCTGGCGACATGCGCGGTGGCGGTGCCGTTGGCAACTATCGCGTTTGTGCAGCAGGGCTGCTTGCAGAGGCCGGATGGGATGACTTTGCGGACTTCATCATTGGGCCGCTCAAGCGCGGCGACTACATGGACACCGCGATTGAAGTTTTTAGTGTTTTGCACAGTTCTAGAATGGCCGGGGGCCGCTTCCCTCGCCGCGTGAATGCGGCGCAACAGACAAAAAACAAAAACACCGAAATCTTTATGTTAGACCAAGACAACACCCAAGAGGGCGCGACCCAAGCTGTCGCGCAGAACTACGACGCAACCCGATTCCCCGTCACCGAAGATAAATGGCGGGACGTTGAGCGTCGCTTTACCTACCACCAGCCCAAGGCGTCTCAGCCGGAACGCTACGTCGCGCTCCGGGCCAAGGGCAAGGAACTCGCGGAACTCATCCTGCAATGCGTCCACGACAGCCGTGAACAGGCGCTCGCCTTGACAAAAGTTGAGGAAGCGATTTTCTGGGCCAACGCAGGCATTGCTAGAAACGAGTAACTGCACAGGTCGGCAAGCGGGGTCCAATCCCCCGCCTGCCGCCAGTAGTCAAGCAATTCCTGACAACTCAACTTTATGAAACTGCTACAAATAAAAAGCTGCTATGAATGCTCCAACCGAGATGCCATCAAAACGTGCTGTAAACTGACGGGACACCGCGTTGTTGTTGGGGGATTCCCGAAGTCCTGCCCGCTCCCAACGGTTGACGGCCAAGAGGATGTTGAGGCTGTTGGCATTCTTCTGCAACTGCGGGCCGGGATGCGTGAAAGATCAGCGATTAAATAATCCTTAACACCTGACAATTTTATGTTCGCCCGCAAAACCAAAGCAATTCCCGTTCCCGCCGTCACAACCAACGATGACTTTGACATTGAAGCCGCCTATGCGTGGCCCAAGCACGATCCGCCGCAGGCCGCGCTCGCCATCCTCATCAACATCCAAGACCGCATTGCCGACGCGCAACTGCTCGTCTCCAACATGGCCACGGCCAAAGAGCCTGGCTACTTGGCCCATGCCGCTGGCCAGCTTTCCGCCTTGCAAGAGTTGTGGGATGATATTGAGGCTCGGCGGGTTGATGCTTGTAAGTTGTAAGAAAAAGACCCCTGTTTTTCTGACAGAGCGGAACTAGTTACAAAGTTCCCGTTGACGCTGGCACACATTGTGTGCTAATTGGTCGCCCATAGCTGGACATTCGTCCACTACAGCACTTTGCCGCTGCGAGGCAATGGTTCCACTTAGGGGGTTATTCCTATGGCGACTGAGAACGCGGCACCTGAGCCGCAGGCGGATTCCGCAAACGACATTATCAATCTTGCTTTGGAGCAGTTGGGCCAAGCCCCACCGCCCGAACCCGAGAAAGAAGATGCCGAGGAATCCAAGCCCGAGATCATTGACACTACTGACGAAACGGAGAAAGAGGAAAGCGCGGAGAAAGAGCCCGCAGAGGATGCCAAGGACGAGCCGGAAGGCGAAGCCGAGGAGGAGCAGGAAGATGAGCATGGGGATGTAGTTCCTAAGGAAGTCTTCCAGAAGCGGGTTGATAAGCTGGTTGCAAAGCGCAAGGAGGCGGAAGAAAAAGCCGCCGCTACCGCCAAGGAACTAGAGGAGATCAAGGCCGCGAGGCAGGAACTAGAGGCGAAGCTCAATGAAGCCGCTCGCCCCGTCTTGTCCCCTACCCCAGAGAATCCGCTGGCCGATGTCGGCACGGAGACTGAGCTAGAGCAGCGCATTGCGTCGGCGCACGCCGTCAGACGATGGGCGCTTCAGAACAGCGACGGGGCGACGATCAAAGACGCCAACGGCCAGGAGAAGTTCCTAGAGGCGAGCGAGGTCAAAGAATACCTCATCCGCGCCGATGACCTCCTAACCATCCACGCCCCTGCGCGTAAGGAATGGCTAAAGGAGCATCAGAACTGGCGTAAGCCGGTTGAGGCCAACTACCCCGACCTGTTCAAAGCCGGGACCGAGGCCAACAAAGCCTATACCTCCTACCTCCAAAAGCGCCCCAACTTCGCCCGCGAGCCTGACCGTGACTACGTTTACGCCATGGCCCTGCTCGGTGAGCAGAAGTGGCGCGAGATGCAAGAAGCAGCGGCAGCAAAGGATAAAGCCGCCAAGAAGGTTTCGTCAGAGAAGTCAGTGACATCAAAGGTTCCAACGCCTGCCAAGCCCGTGAGCGCCCCGAAATCAGTCAGCAAAGGCACCGCTTCAAAGCGGCTCGCTTCGGCCAGCGTTGCTTCTCGGGATGATCTTGAGGCGCTGGTTGCAGAAGCACTCCTGTAACCCAAACCAAAAGGAACCAATATCATGTCTCAAGGACTTGTTCACCCGGCAGTCGGTCTTCGTGAAGACCTTGCCGATGTCATTAGCGTTGTTGACGCTAAAAACTGCCCCGTTTCGTCTATGGCGAAAAAGGGCGCCGACCTCACCAACGGTCAGGTCTTCTCCTGGCAGGCCGATGCCTACAACGATCCCTCGTTCGATGGCGTGCTGACCAGCGCGGATGTCACCACCTACGATGACCCCGCCAAGAACCGCGTCCTCCTCTCGGGCCGCGCCCAGAAGTTCCGCCGCAGCATCAAGGTTGATGACTTCGCGCAGAACGTGGACAACATTGCCGGTGTCGGCAAAAAGAAGGAGATGGCCCGTGGCGTGTCCAAGGCTATCGTCGAACTCAAGCGCGACATGGAGTCGGCTTTCTGCTCGGATAACGATTCGCAAGAGCAGAGCGGCACGACCCCCTACAAGACTCGCGGTCTTGGCTCGTGGATCAGCGCCAGCGCACAGACGGACCTCCCTGTTCCTGCGTCCTTCCGCACCCCGTCCGCCAGCATCAACAGCACGGCCATTGCCTCGCTGACTGAGGCTAATGTTCAGTCCGTCTTGCAGAGCATCTACCAGGTCACTGGCCAGATCAGCACGATGGTTCTGGTCTGCGGCCCTGAGTTGAAGCGCGCCTTTACTGGCTTCACCCGTTATGCCACCGGCAGCGACAGCGCCGCCGAGTTGAGCATCCGCACGTTCACGCAGCCCACTTCGGACAAGAAGATCACCGCGAAGGTTGACACCTTTGAGGGCGACT